CCGGGATGGTGAAGTCGGCCATGATCAGGGCTTCTTCCATTCGTTGCGTTCGAAGTTGAAGACGTTGCCCTCGAACTCGCCGAAGATTATGGCGGCGGCGGACCGCTCCACCTCATCGAGGTCATCGATGCCGACGCCGCCGACGCCGTTCTTGGTCAGCCAGCAGATTTGGCGGAAGCGCGCATCTTTGACGACGGCTTCGACGGGTCCAAAGGGCGCTCACCGCTGGTGCCTTCCACAGCGCCGGATGCTTCCTGCGCCGCCAGGAGCGCCTCGTAGGTGGCGTTGAGTTCCCGCATCTGTTTGACGACTACCGCGTTGAGACCCTCGTCGCCGATGCGCCCGATCATGGCGTCAATCTGCGATTCGGTGCGCGGGATTGGGTTGGGGATGCCGTCGACCGATTCGATGGAGGCCGCGGCCTCCACGATGCGGACGTACGGCTGATTGCTGCTCTGCTCGGCGCCGATGGCGCGGAGCAGCCGGACCTGGTCGAGCGCCTTCAGCTTGCGCAGCTTCAGGACGCGGCCGTCCGCCGTGGTGATTGTGTCGTCGTTTTCCATGTCTCAGACCTTCCGGAAGTAGCGCGCGAAGCCGTCGAGGCTGCCTGCGACAGGCGAGCCGGACTTCCAGTCGCCGGGCTGGTATTCGAAGGTGGCCTCGGCCCATTCGTAGGTGGATGTGGAGCCGTTTCTCTCCGTGACGTAGGCATACAGGGTGAACAGGGGAACGAAGCCACCCGGCTGCCAGTATGCCGCTTCCATCGCCGCCGCGAAGTCGTCAACCGCGCTGTCCTCGCGGTCGAACTTGATGCCAAGCTTGTGGCCATCCGGCAGGGAGAACTGCCGAGTGGGGCCGTCGAGCACCTTGCTCTTGGCAACCTCGTATTGGGGCTTCGGGTCGAACCCGGTGACCTGGGGCACGGTGATGGGTCCGTTTGGTCCGACCAGCACGAGCTGGAGGTCCTTGCCTACGGAGAAGGTGTTGCTGGTCGATCCGCTCATGGTGTGCCCTCAAATGGAAAGGGGCGCCCGAAGGCGCCCCGTGGGTTGCGTTGGTGGGTGGGTGGCTTACGCGGTCGCGCCGATGGTGACCGTGGCGCCGCCCTCGAGGTTCACAAAGAATTTCTCGTTGATTCCCTGATACTGGACACTGCAGTCCGCCTGCATGTAGCCGTTGCCGGTGCGAATGCCGGGGTTGTTGCTGGCATCGCAGACGACGCTGTAGGCTACCGTGGTGCCAGGTCCGCCAATCAGGCCGGCGGTCTGCATCGATGAGAACAGGGCGAGCAGCGTGGACCTGGCCTGCAGGCACAGCTGGGTGGAAATCGGCTTGCCGACGTAACGCCCCATTCCGCCGTTGATGGTCTTGGCGATGAAGTTGGTCATCACGGTATAGCTGTCGGACTGCACGCTGGCGTTGCTGCTTGCGTTGTGGCCGATCCTCGCGGCCCAGTAGTTGCCGCCAGGAGCCGGGTTGGTGATGACTTCAAGCCCGGCGAGCACCAGGGCCTGAAGCTCTGCGTCCGTGTATGTGGCGGACGTCCCGCTGCCGGGCTGCCCGAACTTCTCGCTGGATACAACGCCCACGAGAGGCTTGTTCAGGATGCTGTCGTTGGGTGCCAGGGCGACGCGCTTGCCAGCCGCGAACCCGGTGGGGCTGACCATCCTGGTCAGGCCGTTCACCTGGTCTGACCAATAAATCCAGTCGCCCAGCATCGTAACGATGCCGTAGTCATCCGCGCCGGAGGCCGCCTTGTTGGCTGCGGCTGCCGTGATTGTCTCGCCGGCCGGACCGCTGGCGTAGAATACGATGCCCTGGGCGTCGCCGAATGCCGCAATCACGGACCACGCCGTGTGGTCGGTGTGATCCGCCAGCACCGCGGCCGCCACGGCCTGCTTCTGCAGGACGTACATGCCGGTTAAGGGGGTCACGGACGAACCGACGAGCATCGCATCCGTGATGCCAGCCGCGCCATCGGTGCCGCCCGCCAGCGCGTAGGCCGCCATCGTCGGGGCTGAGCCCACCGACGCCGCGATGTTGTCGAACAACTCGGACGGATAGCCGGGGCGGGAGATGACCGCGCGCCAGGTGCCGACCTTCGAGCCGGGTGCCACGCTGAAAACGACACCGTTGCCGACAGTGCCGGTGTACACCGCGGCGATGGTGCCGACCGCTGCCGACCCGGTTCCCGCAACGTTGAAGGTAGCCAGGGCGGACGGTCCGCGCTGTCCGGGGATGCCGGCGTTGACCGCGTTGGCAAGCGACGAATAGAACGATGGCGCCTTCGCGATTTCCGTGGCGCCGATTGCCGCGGTGGCTGCGTCGTCCGTGCCGTCAGTCACCCGCACAATCACGAAAGAGTTCGCGCCCTGGAGGGCGGCCGTCGCGACCTGCGTGCCTGCATCATAGGTGCGCGCCGTGACCGGCCCGAATGCCGCGGTGTAGGAGGACGGATCACCGACCGCGATTCCCTGGCCCACCGGGCCCCATGGAGACGAACCGACGACGCCGAGCGTGTTGGTCGGTGCGCCCTGCAGCACGAGCGGCGGCTGGACGATGCCGATGTAGATATTCGGGACGAGAACGGCGACAGGATTGATGCTGCCGGCCTGGACGATTGGCATGGGTGTTTTCCTTGCTCATCTCGGCAGGCCGAGAAATGGCGGGGTGGAGGACTTGAGGTTAGGCGGCCGCCGGAGCGGCAGGGGCAGGCGTCGGCACGGCGGGAGCCACGGCGGGAGCAGCGGCCGGGACCGGGGGAACGACCACCGGAGCGACGGCGGCTGCGGCAACTTTGGCGGCCGCTTCATGTGCGGCAAGCTGTTCCTTGGCTTTCGCCTCTGTCTTCACCCATTCACTGACGTGCACCACATGCCCGCGGAAGGGTCCCGCCAGCGTTGCGGCCGACGTGGCGGCATCGGTGATGGCATCGCCCCGGCGGTGGCCGCCGAAGGGTCGGGTGACGATCAGCATGAGGATTTCCTTCAGGAGACGGTTTCGATGGCGTCCGGATGTGCCACGCCCATGGCGGTGACGGTGGCCGTGACGCCGGGGAACAGCGCCGGCGGGGACTGCCGGGATGTCGTGGTCGGGTATTCCACCGTGTAGTGGAGCGCCCGTTTCCAGAGGTCGGCTTTGGACGGCACGTCATCCGCCGTGGTGCCGGTATACCTGAGCAGACCGCCGCTGCCGTCCTGCAAGGGGATGAAATCCTGGTCGGACACCGCCAGCGCACCATCGACGACGCGGGCAACCGTATCGCGCTGCGCGGGAGAGGCGCACCAAAGGATGATTTGAAGCCCCTGAACCTGCCGGCGGGTTTCCCGCTGTTCGGTGATCGGCGCCCCGATGCGGATTTCAAAGTCGGTGGTGGGCAGCGTCAGCACAGCGCCGGATGCCGAAGCACCGGGGACGAGAGCCGCCAGGCCGGAGGCAACCGCTTCCGGCGTTCCGGTGGCGGCCACCGCGTAGGCGCATTTCCGACCGACGACGGCACCGGCAATCTGCCCGGGTCCTCCGACACCGCCGAAGGTGACCGTGCTGCCGGAGCGTGCCGCCGTGATTGTTGGCGTCGTGCGGGACAGGACGCGCCACTTGTTGTCGAAGTACCTCACGACCGGGCGGGAGTGCCCAGGCATGGAGTAGACGGATACGTTGGCGGTCCCGGCAGCCAGGTCGGCGTTCAGTGGGTCCGCGTCGGGCCATCCGCGCAGGATGCGGCAGGGCGCCCCGATAGGAGAAGAAAACGCCGGATCGCCGGAGGGAACACCGCCCGGGAAAATGGCAGCCTCAAGCATGGAGACCAGCCCCAATTCGACGTCGGCGAGGTCTGCCATTGGGGTTTACGCTCCGACGTATTGGATGCTCAGCCGCCAGCCGAGGTCTGACCTCTCCGCGGAAGATACCAGATAGCGGTGTCCGAGAGCGTCGGTGGCGATGTCATCCGTACGGATCTCGACGCCGACATCGGGCAGGGTGACAGCGTACCAGGGATTCCTGGTGTCGCGAACGAGCCCAGAGTCTGACTTTTCTCCTTTAGTGCCCGCAACGAGCGAGCAGGGCCAGTTTGCAAGTATCGTTGCGGCCGGACCGGGAGTGCTGTAGCCGGACGCATCCTTGATTGGCGTGCCGGGACGGGCGAATGACATCGTGGCGTGGCACATGGCAGCCGAAATCGGGGACAGGGGCTGCTGCGACAGGATGTAGAACGTCCGGGGTTCGGCGCCAGTCTGCGTGGGGACGACCTCGACCAGGTAGTCCCCGGCCTGTGTCTGGCTGCTATCAACGTATGCCCGCCACCCGTTATCTTTGAAACCCGGTGGACGGGAGAAATCCGCATTCTGCGCCGAGAACGCCGCAGGCAAGGACCCCATCAGGTTGTCGCGGCTGACCGGATCCATCGGCCCGGTCGCCCGGTAGACGGAGAACGGCAGCCCCAATTTGCTGGCCGCGATGGCGTAGCCGCGGCTGACCTTCGCCTGAATGCCTGCCGCGTCCACGTCGATTTCCTTACAGAGCGGCCAGGAGCTTCGCCACCAGCGCGGTGAACCAGTCCTCGGCAACGGCAACCGCAGGCACTTCGACGGCAACCTCAACCACCGCGCCGGACGGCACGATTGTCACGTCGCGGTCCACCCTGCGGAAGCCCGCATGCAAATTGGCGAAAACCGCATCGTCGAAGTCGAAGTCGAACATTGTGAAAGCCATGGTGTAGCTCCTTGGTGGGTAGCCTGGTGAAAAAAGGTCAGCTGCGGAACCAGGTCAGGACCGCATCGAGCGCGGAGCGCTCCTTTTGGGCGACAACGCCGCCCTCATCCACGACGGCGCCCTCAACCTTGCGGACATCCGCCACTACGACGGCTTCCACGGCCGCAACGCGGGCGACCTCGGCAGCAACAGCCTGCGTCGCTTCGGCGGCGGCAGCCTCGACGGGCCGGACGACCGCAGCCACCGCGATTTCCGCGAGTGATTCGCGGACCACGGCGATCCTGCTGTCCAGCGTACGCTCGGCGAATGCCGAAAACGCGTTGTAATCCGCCTTCATGGCGGAGAGCCTCTTGGCAGCGAAGGCATCCGCATCAGCCTTGGCGGCCTCGAGCTTCGCAAGGGCGCCGTCGGCGTCTGAGGCAACCGCAGCGATGTCGCGGCGGACGTCGGCGCGGACCGCTTCGAGGTCGGCTTTCACGGCCCCAGTG